ATACGTCGTCGCAGATTTTCAGTAATGAGGCCGTATCTGCCAGCATCTCATCCTGTTCCTTGCTCATCGAATGGGCTCCTGGAGCTGATAGCATGTGACTTTCAGCGCATAAGGGCAGCTGACCGTCATGCAAGGGCCGTGCGGAGGTCCGCCGCAAACAGTGCACAATGCCGGGGCCACCGACGACCGGCCCTGTTGTTCGACCGCTGCCAGTCTGGCTTCCACAGCCGCGAGCCGTGCTTCAAGCGCCGTAAGGCGCTGAGCCAATTCGCCTGGGTGTACATCCTGTGTCATTGGGCGTTTGTCCTTGGGGGTGGGGATTAGGGGAGGGCCGCTTATCTGACGACCCAGCGCATGACGGCACCAAGCGGGTAATAAACCGTTCCGTTCTGCGTCTTGATTTCAAGCACGTCCTGAAAGATCACCGACCAATCCTTGTCGCTTGCTAATTCGTACGCAGCCGGCGGATCATTCTCCGGATAGACGGTCACCATCGCCGTCTTATTTGTCGTCCTTAGAACCGCACTCACTTTTAACCCCTTCCTTGTTTAAGGCCCCAAGGGCCTTCCCTATTACGTAATTAACTAAAGCCCGACGAACACCCAGAAGCCGCACCACGCGGCGCCGAAGAACCTGGTATCGAAGCGGCTACGCACCACGGGGATGAAGGCGATCGGCCAATAGAAGATCACCGTCAGCACGCCCGAGATCCCGGCGAGCCAGCTGTGCAGCAGGGCGCCGATCAGCGCGCACGGCATCGCGTAGCGGATGGCGTTGTACCAGAGCCACGTCGGCCACCCGAGTTCGTCGCCGGCGCCGCCCTTATGGCCAGAGATGAACATGGCGACCTCGAACACCGGATCATCTTCCTCGGGCGGGATGTCCTGATGGGGGCCGCGCAAGGTCTGGCCATGGGGCGCGGTGAGCACGTAGCCGAGCAAGCCAGTGCCGATCACGCCTTTGACGGCGGTCTGCCACCACGGCTCGACGCCCCACGTCGGGAAGACGATCAGCACGGCGCCGAACAAGATGGCGAGGGCGGTCCAGATGCTCCGGCCGATGCTGAGCCCAAGCACTTTCTCGTTCCAGTCGTTGCGGATGCAGTAAACCAGCAACGCGCCGATGACGCCCTGAAGCAGCGTCGCGATGGTGTGGGGGATCATCTCCAAATTCCTTTCTTCTTCCCGTAGAACGCGATCAGACAAAGCACGACACCGTAGGCAAGCAAAATCAGCACCGCGACGGCCGCCAGAAAACTCCCGAGGCAGCTCACCGCTTGTCTCCCGCCAATTCTCTAAGGTCGTCAACGACCACGGCGCTAATCAAAATGTGAGGTGAGGAGGACTTTGCCCAGGCCGAATTTCCCGGCAGGTGAGCCCTTCGCCACCAACGGCGTGTGTAGAGCATGATGTATGCGCACGCGATCGCGTCTACCGTGGCTGCGCGCCTGATAAGTTTCGCAATGCGGCCCGGCGGGTTTGGCGCAACGAGGCTTCCGCCAAAACGAGTGACAACAGGAATTCTGGAAGCGTAAGCGACGCACTCGTCCGTCAGCTTCTTCGCCCATCCCTCGCGGGTGCGGGGATTCAGCGCCGTCCGCGCCGTCGTAGCAAACTGCGGGCTTACCTCTCTACCTGCGTTGGCCCAGCTCACGACAACACCTCCCCGTTAATCCTCAAAGACAGCAGCGCGATTGCGTCTGCCTCATTGTCGTCCTTCGGGCTGAAGCCCCACCGGCGCACCGCTTCCATCATGGCGTCCTTCTTGGCATTGCCCTTGCCGGTCGCGTGCTTCTTGATCGTCTGCACGGGGATCCCCTGATAGGGGATGCCGCGCGCCTCGCACCACTTCGTCAGGATCGCCAGCAACCCGCCGTAGATATGGGCCGCGTCGGTGCCGATATGGCGCCGCACCGCTTCGAACACCACTTCCGTTACGCCGTCGCCTTCGACCCATTTGTCCAGCCAGCGTTCGAACGCCAGGAAGCGCATTCCCCCGCCGGCGAACTTGCCTTGGGCGAAGTTCTCTGTGCCGGAGTCCTTGACATGCGACGTGCCGCAGGCCCAGCCGGTCTTGGTGCCGAGGTCGAGGGCGAGGATGGTCATCGACGCGGCTCCATCGGAGTGTCCGCGTAATACCCGCCATAGACGAAAACGCCTTCATCGTCTTGGTACACGTTGGATATGTCGAGCGACCAGCGTGTATCTGCGTCGTCTATCATGACTGCCATCGAAGGGTCGAAAGCCTTGAGCTTTTCGATGAACTCTCCCACCGTCACGACGCAACCCTCACTTCAGCGATCTCTGGCAGCAGGTTCATCAGCGGCGACCATGCCTTCAGGCCAATGTCCCACTGCACCATCGCTCCGGCGGCACCGCCATATCCGGGAGACAGCGCCATAATGACCCCGACCGAGCCGTCGTCGGTGTCACGCACCCGACATCCCGGCACCAGCAGCGCGTTATATTCCGGCCGCGGCTCATCGCGGATCGCCGCTGCCTTCGCAGGGAACCCGACCAGCAGCCCGGCTTTCATCAACTCGCCAACCGCCTTCGCGCCGAACTCCGCAGCGCTCCGACAATCGTTCACGATCTCGATATCCACTGGCAGCGTCGCCGCGAACGCCTCCGATCGATGCGCATCGCCTGCCTTCAGGCTCGGCCGCACCACGCGGATCAGCACCGCGCCGACATCTTTCAGCGCCGCGCACTCGTCGGCGAACCGCATATCGGTGCAGATGATGTTCTCCGTCCGGCCGACGACCCCGCGCTTCCAGCGCTGGATCCACACGCCTTCGAACATGTCCCGGAAGCACTCCGTGCCGACGGTCTGCATGATCTCGCGCGGCGACATATGCGGCCACCGGTCAAGCTTGCGCTCTTTGACCTCTTGCGAGCCGTACATCTCGTCGTGCGTCAGGCCGAACACCTCGGCGCACACATTCTTCAGAGAATCCGCGAAATTCACCTGCCACACGCCTTCCGGCGTATCGCCCAGGTAAGCACTAATCGCCGCGCCGCAGGTGTCCTTGCCGGCGCCCTTCAGGCCCGTAATTCCAAAAATCTTTCGCATTGAAACCCCCGCTGTAGTATTTTGCGAATCAGACAATAGACGACACACCGCCACCCGCGCAAGAGGAATTTTAGCTTTGCCTTAAGTGTGTGGCGTGCAGTACCGTGTCGTGTTTTGTATGGCAGCGCAGCCAGCAACAACGCAAAAGGGGCCTAAAATGAAGCGTTTCCTCACTTGGGTGCTCAGCATCGTGAGCCCGTATGACCCGCCGCCGGCGTACCGGGCGAACCTGGTCGTCGGAATTCTCACGACAACGTGTGGACGGTAGGGCTTCCCAGTGTCGTCCGACAAGCTGACCGCTGCGCTTGCCCTCGCGAAACGCGGTTTCCGCGTCTTCCCCCTCGTCCCCGACGGCAAAACCCCTGCCATCAAAGCCTGGCCGGAAAAGGCAACAACCGATCTATCTACGCTTGAAAAATGGTTCGGTTCGCCTCGCAACTATAATATTGGCATCGCCACCGGCAACGGCCTCACCGTCATCGACATCGACTGCAAAAACGGGCGGAACGGCTTCGAGTCGTATTCCGCCCTCGCGGCATTGCACGACATTCCGGACAGTTACACGGTCACAACGCCCACGGGTGGTAAGCATGTCTACCTCGCGTCTAACGAAGACCATCGAAACAGCGCTTCAAAGCTTGGAGAAGGTGTCGACGTTCGAGGACTTGGCGGATTTGTTGTTGGACCCGGGTCAACCATTGGAGGCGCGTTTTACCGCGCTGACCAACCTGACGCTCACCTTGGCGACGCGCCACAAGCCCTCTTTGCTGACCTTGGATCAGATCGCCCAGCTATCAGCGAGGCTCTCGCACGCGACGCTGGCCGAATCGACCTTGACGCCCCCGACGCCATCCAACGCGCAACCCAATACCTGATCGGCGCTGAGCCGGCCGTCGAAGGCGCCGGCGGCGACGCGCACACCTTCGCCGTAGCGGCCAAGCTCAAGGACTTTGGCCTCACGCCCGAAACCGCTTTAGACCTGCTGCTCGAGCATTGGAACCCGCGCTGCGCCCCTGCCTGGGACGCCGACGACCTGCAGCGCAAGGTGCACAACGCCTTCGCTTACGGCACATCACCGCCCGGAATCGCCTCACCGCAGCTCGACTTCGAGCCTGTGGAAACCACGCAGGCCGGGAATAAGCTGTATATCGAGCTGTTCGCCGACATCACGGTCGACACCGACACGCGGCCGCTGATCGAGGACTATCTCGACCAGAACGCCTTCAGCGTCCTCTATGGCGAATCGAACACCGGCAAAACCTTCGTGGCGCTGGACATCGCGCACCACATCGCCACCGGCGCGCCGTGGCTGGGGCGCCAGGTCGAGCAGGGCGGGGTGCTGTACGTCGCTGCCGAAGGCGGCAAAGGCATCCGCAAGCGCATAGCTGCGCTCCGGAAGGTCCGCGGCAGCCATAAAGAGGTGCCGCTGGCTGTTGTGCCATGCCCCATCAATTTGAGAGGGCGGAATTCCGACGTCGGCGCTCTGATCGCGCTCATGGATGAAGCCGCGTTGGCCATGGGTATACCGGTCAGCCTGGTCGTGATCGACACCCTTTCGCGCGCCATGTCCGGCGCCAATGAGAACGCTTCCGAGGACATGACAGCCTTCGTCGCGGCCGTGGACAAGATCCGCGCGTCGTGCGCCGCGCATGTGCTGGTCGTCCATCACAGCGGCAAGGACACGGCTAAGGGCGCCCGCGGGCACTCGTCGCTGCGCGCGGCCACGGACACCGAGCTTGAGGTGGCCGACAATACGCTGCAGGTGCGCAAGCAGCGCGACATGGACTATGCGGAGGCCAGGGGCTTCCGTCTGCAGCCGGTGGACGTGGGCGAGGCCCGCAACGGCAAGAAAATCACCAGCTGCGTGGTTGCCTGGGGCGCCGCGGGGCTCGACTTCGAAGATATCGCCCTCACCAGGGATGAGCAGAATTACCTGATGGCGTTGCAGGCTGCGATCGAGGCGGCCGGCGATCTGTGCCGGGGCGTCGTGCCGCTGGCTGCGGTGGTCGCGTCATACGCCGAATTGGGCCTGCCGTCCCCGAGCGAAAAGACGGTGCGCCGTGGCCTGATCGCCCTCGAAAGCAAGGGCGCGGTGAAGCGTGCGGGCTCCGCGCGCGGTACAAAGTGGTCAATTTCCTAAGTCGTTAAATGTCGCGTAATGGCCGCGAATGTCAGGAAGTTATCGGACAAAAAGCCGTGTCCGATTAGCGAGTCGAAACAATGAATCGGACAATCGGACATTTGGCGTGTCCGATATAAGTGACTGAAATACCATGGGAAAACATTTCGGACATTATCGGACATTGAAAATTCGGAATCGGACATTCGGACACCCCCCTATAAGGGTGTCCGATACGGGTTGTCCGATAACTTTTGCCGAAGGGTGGGACTGAAAAATTGGACCCTGAAAAGAATGCCCGTGGCCGAAAAACTGGACGCGCCCAAAAGCCTGCGGCAGAGCCGATCGATCTCAGCGGCATTCCGGATTACGTCGTCGAGGGGCTGCTTGAGTGGGAGGCGCGCCGCGCCGAGATTGCCGCTCGCCGGGCGGCCGTGTGCATCGAGCGGAACAAGCGGCCGGTGCGTGAGCGGGAGGCGCGGTTCAAGGCGCGCCGGAGCGCGCTCAAAGCGATAGGGGGCAAGGGGGGCGTTTTCAGGGTGAACAACGGCGCGGACCTGAAAGCGCTTGCGGCCATGTCGGATTGGTCGACCCTGTACGAATTGCGCACCAGGCTCGCCGGCGTTGTGCCGTCGTATCACCTGCGGAAGATCCTAGACCGGTTGTGGCGCGAGGGGCGGGTGCTCAAGCGCTTGAACCCTGACCGCTCGTCGGCCGCACCGCGAGGCCTCGCAAAGGGCAACGCCCGGTGCCTATTCCAGTACAAGGCCGCATGAAAAAAAGCGGCGCCGTTTAAAGCGGCGCCGCTAAGGGGTAGCTGGGGGATTTTTGGGCTAGTGAATTGAGAGGGCGACCAGCCAAGCGCCCAGGAGGGCTAGAAAGCAGAAGATGTTGAGCAGGTGGGAGAGGAGGTAGAGCATTAGGGCTGTGCCTCCTCGGGTTCAAAGGCTTCGAGCGTATCGTGAGCAGAAGATGCCCACAGTTCGACAGCGTGCGAGAGGTAGAAGCACGCCAGGCCGGACCATGAGGTATCTTTAGGCGGTTGCGGAAGTTCGCCGGTTGCGTCTTCGATGTACTGCAGGACGTCATCGCCATGCTCGCGCATCACGTCCAATGCGGCGGCGTAGGTTACGGCCGGCATGTACGCGCCGCTGTCACATCCGCCTTGAACGATAGCAGCCACCGTCGAGGGGTCGATGTCGTCTTCGATCCAAGCCGGGATCTCGAGGTCAAGGCCCACGATGTCGCAGACCGGCGTTTCAGTGTTCCAGAGGTCCATGGTCTAATTCCCCGTGATGATGCAAAAGCCGTAGAACACGGCGAAAGCGGCAAGGCCGGCGAGCCAGAGGGAGAGGGGCGGGCGCGGTGTGGTGGTCATTTGTCGAATACCTCGACCGTATAGGCGGAGGAGTCCGCGTCTGACGTGTCTACCGCCAGCACAGCGTCGTCGTTGTCAACGTGGACGTAAATTTTCCATCCAGGGGTTCCGTCGTTGCGACGCTCAAGCCACACACGCGGGCCATTCTCGGGGTGTTGTGGCATCGCGCAGTCAACGACGAGAGAGTCGCCAAAGAGCTGAACAGTGACCGGGCGGCCGTCGATGTCGTGCCGGATGCTCATGACACCACCATGATGCGCTTGTGGTGAGCAGCCGCTTGAACGACGCGTGCCGCGTCGTCCCACGAGCGGGCCAGCTTGAAATCGCCCCAGTTGGTTTCGATACGGCGCGCCTTTTCAACGGCAATATTCGCCACGGCTTCGAGCAGGCCCGACAGGCCCGCGCGGTCGATCATCAGCTCGAGCTCGGTCTTTTGGGTGTCTGTGAGCGGTTGTGTCATTGGCCACCTTTGGCGCGTTCGGATTCAAAGCTCATGGTCTAATTCCCCGTGATGATGCAAAAGCCGTAGAACACGGCGAAAGCGGCAAGGCCGGCGAGCCAGAGGGAGAGGGGAGGGCGTGTGGTCATTCCGCCGCCTCCTGTTTCGGGGTTTCTGGCCGCTGGAAAAGCCAGGAGGGAAGCGCGCAGTTGTGGCTGACACGAATGGGCATAAGCACGCCTACAAATTCGGGGCAGCCCGAGACAAAGACCCATGCGGGGCTTGAAGGATCTTCGGAATGCACCACGATGGGCGCGCCTCTCACGTTGGCGACCGTTCCGAAATCGGCCAGGTATTTGCTGTTGAAGCCTGTGGGCTGAAGCGGGTTATCACTCGGCGCCGGAGGGCATACGCGCGACCAATCAGGGAAGGCGTGGTCGATTAGAACCTTCGGCGAAACGGCGGAAGGCTGCAGGTCTAGCAGGTTGGCGGGAGCAGTTTCGTCTTCGGCCAACGAAGGCGCCACGTAAGCGACGTTTGCGTTGTGGTCGATATAGACGGATTGCGGAACGCCCCGTTTGCCAACGGAAGCCTTGCAGGCTTCCACCGCGTCTTTGGAAAGCTGCACAACACACGCTTCAGCGACCACCGCGTCGGGATCGTGGAAGATGCCGAGCCGATGGCCATCTGTGGCGACGACGTACGCGCCTTTAACCGGGTGCGGTTGGAGGGCGAAGCCGTTGAGGTAGTAGCGCGTTTGCTCGTTTGAGACGAATGGCTGAATGCGTGCGGCGATCGAAGCAGAGACGATGGAAAGCTTGCGAGCGTTGGTCATGTTGTATCCCCTTTGTGTTGCGCCGTTGTCTTGTCGACTCGGCATACACGACATATAACGACATTAGACGACATTCACAAGGGGGCTTGTTGCGTTTTGTCGTGTGAATTATTTTTAGGGAATGTCCGTCCTAGCCCTAAAGAACCTAGACGACCGCCAGCGGGCGTTTGTCAGCAACTACGTTCGTACAGGTAACGCCCGGCTCGCGGCTAAGCTGGCCGGTTATGCGACGCCTGTAGAAGATGCGCGACGATTGCGACATTTGCCGACAATTCAGTCAGCCATTGCCGCAGAGGCGCGCCGGTGGTTGCTGACGACCGCCGGGCCGAAAGCGCTGAATTTCATGTATTCGGTCATGATCGACCCCAAGGCGGAGACAAAGCTTCGCGTCGCGTGCGCGAAGACCCTCGCAGACCGCTCCGGCTTCATAGCTCCAAAGGCTTCAAATCCCGACACAATCGACGGCAAGAGCGTAAGCGAGATGACACGCGAGGAACTGGTCGAAGCAAGCCAGCGCTACGCCAAGGAGCTGTCCGACCGCGCCGTCGTCGTGATAGATAACGCGCCACCCTTGGCACGCATAGACCCGGAAGTCGTTGATATCCTTAGTTAGTTACCGCCGTGCAAAGGCGGAGGCCAGGCGGGTAAGGGCTGCGCCGGCGCGGCCGATCCGACCCCCTGGGGGTGCCCTCGGCGCCGCGTATCCGACATGCGGCACCTGCTTCGGCTAAAAATTCCTGATTTGAGAATTCCGGCTGGACAAGACAAAACACGACAGGCAGACTTCGCATCGCTTTGAGGCACACCGCCTACGTGTTCATTGGATTTCCAAACTCGAAAGCCCGGAGCGGTCAAACTGCTCCGGGCATTTTTCTAGAGGCATCGGTGCTGATCCTGATCGTCGCTTTCTTGCTGATCGCTGCCGCGGCGGATATGGCTCCGCCCGCTGCCCCATGATCCCCGACCCAGCCCTTCTGCACGCCCAAGGCCGGCACGCCGAAGCGCTCGAGGTCTATCAGCTCTACGCGCTGGACATCAAAACCAACTACCGCATCCACTACAACATCGCGGTCGAACTCCGCGCGCTCCGGCGCCACCACGAAGCGCTGCAAAGCCTGACCACCTATCTGCGTTACGAGCCGACCGACTTTATGGCGTGGACCAACGCGGCCGACAGCCTGCGCGAACTCGGCAACCACCAGGCGGCGCTGGTCATGTTCCGCGAGGCACTGGCCCATGCGCCTGACGCCAAGTCCAAAGCCCGGGCGTATAACAACCTCACGCGCGTCCTGTGGTCGACCGGCCCGTTCGATGAGGCGTACCGCTGCGCCAAAGCTGCGGTCGAGCTTGATCCCACCGAGCCGATGTACATGATGAGCCTGGGCGAACTGCACTTCATCGCCGGCGAGTACGCGAAGGGGTGGGTGGCCTATGACGCACGCATGGCCGCGATGGCCAAGGAAGCGCTCGAGGGACCCACCGGCGATATCGCTGAAGGCTGGCGCCGCGCGCTCGGCGGTGGAACATCCACCCAACTCGGCGCTTTCCCGCTTGACGACAAAACGCGACAAGCCGATTATGCAGGTGTAGCGTCGCTGTGAAGGTTACCCCCGCCTCCCGACGCTGATCCTGGGCAGCGTTCACCCCGTGCGCCCACAGACCGCCCGGCACCGCCTCCCCCGCGGGCCGGGCGGTCGCATTTTGTGATGCAGACAAAACACGACAGTGTTATTCTCCGCGCATGACTGACTCGCCGACCGCATACACGCCCTCGACGTCGTTTGGCAGTTTCAACCCGAGTGCGCTCCCGAATATGGGGCTGAACCTGGATGTGGAGCTGGACAACGTCGCGACGGCGCTGACCGAGACGCAGGACCGCCTGGCCGAGATCCAGCGCGACGATGGCGCATTGGCCAATGATTCCGTGGGCCCGGATCAGCTGCAGAACAGTGTGTTCGCGGGGATCAATACGCCCGCGGCCTGGGTGGCGGATACCGCCTACGGCGTCCGCGACAGCGTCTACTTCGTCACTTCGACGTATTCGAAATGGTACAAGTGCATCGTCGCGCACACCGCCGGCGTCTTCGCGGACGATCTGAGCGCCGGGTACTGGGAACTGATCCTCAACACGGACATCCAGGCCGTCGACGATGCGCAGGCCGCTGCCGAGGCTGCACAGGCCGCTGCCGAAGCCGCGGAGGCTGCCGCAGCGACCTCCGCCAGTGCCGCCGCGACGTCGGCGAGCAACGCGTCCACCTCCGCCAGTGCCGCCGCGACGTCCGCGACCAGCGCAGCGGCTTCCGCAGCAAGCGTCGTGGCACTCAAGGGCACCAGCACCACCTCGCTGACCCCGACGGTCGGTAGCAACGTGTTTACGACGCAAAGCGGCCTTGGTTTCACCGTCAACCAGTGGGTCTTGGCGGCGAGCGATTCCGCGCCCGCGGTGTATGTGCATGGCCAGGTCGCGAGCTATTCCGGAACGACGCTGACGATTACCGGTGTCGATATCGGCACGGCTTCAGCGAAGGCCGATTGGACGATCACAGTCAGCGGCACCCAGGGCGCGACCGGCGCCGCAGGTGCGGCCGCGGATGCGAACGAAACGGCCGCGCTGGCAGGCACGGTTACCGCGGATATCGGCAGCGGCGTCACGACGACCATGACGGCCAACCGTCGCTACCGGATCACCGCGGACGGGACCGCGAAGTTGTCAACCCTGACGGCGGGCCAGTGGAACATCGTCGAGTTTGGCGCCTCCACGGGTACGACCCAGACCGTCGACCGCAATGCGCAGACGGTTGACGGGGCGTCGGCCAACGACACCTGCACCACCTACGGGCCAATCGTCCTTTACAACTGCACTGGCACGGGCGCGGTGCGTTCCAAGATCATCGGGTATCTGCCGTCATGAGTATTGAAAGCAAATTTGGCATCGGCTCGAGCGGGGGCGTTCATTTCAAAGATCCACGCGAGATGTGGAAGCTTATTGCTTCGTCGACTGCCGTCCAAAACTTGGGGTCGTCGACGACCGCGAGCACCGCCGCTGTGTCCGGGTTTTTTACGGAAATGGCGATTCGGGGCCTCGCTGACGACACCAATTGGTCCGCGGACATTTACAAGACTCTGCTTTCCGTCAGCAGCGGCGCGGGCTTGGTATCGCACGTTGTTGGCCCGACGGGACTGGCGGGAACGCCGACGACCACGTTCGAGATCACGGTCGACGGGGCTCTTTACACGGTGCCGGTCGTCGCCACGACGACGGGGCAGCGCGCGGTTCTCGGCCCGGTCATCAACGAACTGACCGAAGGTGGCGCGTTTACGACCGCCAAGAATTATGCGCTCGGCACGATATCCGTAAGCTCCGATAAGACCACCGATCGGCTGCTGAACACCTACTACGCCAACATTCCGGGGTGGGGCTTTATCCGAACGAGCGGCACGCCGTGCCTGGTGTTCCGGCAAAGCCTGCTCATCCGCGCGAAATCCTCCGAAGCGAATTCGACAACGACCAATCAGGAGCGGCAATCCGCCGTGCAATACAGGTTGTTCCAGTGACCTTAGTGGAAAAGCTAGACGGCTTCACGGCCGACGGAAAAGGCAACGTCATTGGGACGGAGGCCGATGTCTCTGACGGCGATGTTGTACGCATCGACGGCCGTATCGAGCAGCGATACCGCGCTCCGGCGCCGGTGGAGAGCGAGCCCGCGCCGGCACACGAGTATCCGTCCGATTTGGAGATCATCATGGCCCGGCTGGATGTGCTGGATGAAAAGATCAACGCGCTGAGCAACCCCGCATGAGCGACCAGGTCAGCGCCGCGGTGGCTTTGTCCCGTATCGACGGGCACGAGAAAGTGTGTTCCGAGCGATACGCCGAGATCAAGGAATCCTTCGGTCGTGTTCATGGCCGCATCGACTGGATCCTTTACACAGCGATCGGGTCACTTCTGGCGAGCTGCGGCGGGCTGTTGTTTCTGGTCTTCGGCCACGGGAAATAGTGCATGACCGCGCGCGGTATCCGCAACAACAACCCCGGGAATATCCGCCGGACGGCCGACAAGTGGCAGGGCATGGCCGCCGAGCAGCCGGACCCCGAGTTCGTGTCGTTCACGTCGCCGGAGTTCGGTATTCGCGCGCTGTGCCGCATCCTGCTGCGTTACCAGGACCGCGGACTCGACACCGTCGGGGAGATTATCAAGACTTACGCGCCGCCCGGCGAGAATGACACGGGCGCCTATGTGAACGCGGTTTGCCGATCCACGGGCGTGCTTCCGGACGACAAGCTCGACCTCGACAGCGCCGCCGTGATGGCGCCGCTGGTGAAAGCGATAATCCGGCAGGAAACCGGTTCGTCGTATCCGGACTCGGTCGTGATGGGCGGGCTGCGGCTCGCCGGTATCCACGACGCGGAGCCGAAGCCGCTGGCCGCCTCGCGCACCATGCAGGGCTCGACCGCGGCGACGGTGGGCGGCGGCGTGGCGCTGCTGTCGGAAGTTTCGCGGCAGGCGCAGGATGTACAGGACGCCATCGAGCCGGCGCTGAGCTTTGTCACCTGGCTGCATTCTTATGGCGTTTACATGGCGTTGGCGGTCGTGGTGATCGCCGGCGGATGGGTCGCGTGGTCGCGCTACAGCGATCGAAAGGCTCTCGGGCACTGATGCCGACCTGGATTTCGCTCATCCCGTGGAAGCTCGTCGGCGTTGTCGTGTTGTGTCTGGCGATCTCCGGGCTTTGGTACCGCGGCGACCATTACATGAAGGCCGCCGCGAAGCTTGAGACGCAGCTGGACAGCGCCATTGAGGTGGCGAACGCGAATGCGGCGAATGCAGAGGCCGCGGCGAAGCGCGAGCAGGCCGTTCAGGTCGTGATTTCGAAGGGGGAGACGAAGAAACAAGCCATCCGGCGCAGTGCCGACGTGGTCCGAGGAGTGATTGCCGATGCCCCTGTCGAAGATGATGCGCCTCTTGCCCCTGTTCTGCGCGCTGAGCTTGACCGCTTGCCAGCACCGGACCCCGATAGTCCAGAAGGCCGCGCCGCGGACAGTCACCGTGCCGCTTTCCGTCCTGCTGCCGACGGAGGGGCCGATGCGCCCGCACGCCGGCGCGACGCAGAAGGACGCGGCGCTGGTGATCGAGGGCTTTCGGGAAGCGCTGAACTCCTGCAACGCCGATAAGGCGACCATTCTTGAGATTTTTGGGCTTCTGAAATGACCGCGCTGAGCGCCTACACGCGCCAATACAACTTCCACAACTGGCAGGCCGCTTTCCCGACCGATCCGTTGCCGGGAACTTACGTCGATGTTGAGTTCGACGTGGTGAAAACCGTGCTCGACAGCCACGCGAGCGCGATCGACGACGTCCGGCGCGACGACGGGTCGCTGCAGAACGCAATCGTGACCGCGGATTCGCTGGATGAAAGCGCGCTGGCGCTGATCGGCGCCGGGAATTGGACGCCGCGGGGCGTCTGGGCGACCGCGACGGCGTACATTGTTGGGGATGTCGTGCGCCATGACGCCGCCGGCGTCACAACCACCTACGTTTGCGCGACAATTCACACCTCCGGCACGTTCGCGACCGATTATGCCGCCGAGTATTGGGTCGATTTGACCTCCGCGCGCGCCGCCGGGCTGATTTCCTACGACAATGCGACCTCCGGGCTCGCCGCCGACGACGTCCAAAGCGCGCTGGACGAAATTGAGGGCCGGATCGACGCCGGCGTACTGGCGGGCGAGGTCAAAGCTTATGCGGGCCTCACCGCGCCGAGCGGGTGGCTGCTTTGCTACGGCCAGGCGGTGTCGCGGACGACCTACGCGACCCTTTTGGCCGCGATTTCCGTGTCACAGAGCGGCGTTCGACAGAACGGCAACCCCCAGATCACGGGTCTGGCCTCCACGACCGGTTTCGTGGCCGGAATGCCCGTGTCCGGCACCGGGATCCCGTCGTCGACCACGATTTTGAGCGTCGACAGCAGCACCGCGATCACGTTGTCGCAAAACGCCAGCTCCGGCGGCACCGCGACGGTGACTGTGGCGCCTTGGGGCGTCGGCGACGGCTCAACGACGTTCAATATCCCCGATTTCCGCGGCCGCGCGCTGGTCGGGCGCGACGACATGGGCGGTTCGGCCGCATCGCGGGTCACATCCGCCACCTCCGGCATCGCCGCGACCCGTGTGGGCGCCGCCGGCGGCTTGCAGACCCTCATGGCGCACACCCACACCGTCGCGACCAAGGACAGCGGCACCTCCGGCACCACGGCTGCGGTGATGAAGGCGAATGCGGCGTCGGACGGCACGATTACGACGTCCAGCACCGGCACGGGCTCGTCGCACGGCAACATGCAGCCGTCGGCGGTTGTGAACTGGATCATTAAGACCTGATGTCGTCGCTGCGGGACCTTTCCGATGCGGAGCTTCAGGAGCGACACCGCAGCCTAAGCCGCCACCTGGCGGTGAAGGAGGCGCGCGACGGCCTCCTGAAATACATCCAGTACGTCCACCCGGATCCGGACAATTCCGAAGATCCAGGCGCGTCGGCGTATGTGGCGACCCCGTTGGCGCGCCTGCTGTGCGAGGTCTACGAGAAGATCGACCGCGGCGAGCTGATGCGCGTGGCGATTTCGACAGGCCCGCAGCTCGGCAAGAGCCAGGTAGTGAGCCGCGACGGCATTGCGTGGTTCTCCGGCCGCAACCCGACGAAACACGTCATGCTCGGTGCCTACAACAGCGACTTTGCCTCCGAATTCGGCGGCGACGTGCGCAACCGAATCTTGACCGGGCTGCATAAGCAGGTCTTCCCCGGGCACGGCCTGCTGCCGTCGGCGAAGGGTAAGGAGTACATGATTACGACGTCCGGCGGGAAGCTGGCGTTCGTGGGCGTGGGCGGCTCCGGTACCGGTAAGCCGGCCGACCTGTTCGTGGTTGACGACCCGATCCGCAACGACGAGGACGCGCAAAGCGCGGCCTATCGCGACAAGGTCTGGAACTGGTTCAACAAGGTGGTGTTCACCCGCTGCCACAGCAAGACGCCGGTGATCGTGTGTCTGACGCGGTGGCACGAAGACGACTTGATCGGGCGCCTGTGCGACCCCGATCACCCGCAACGCGACAGCAAATACGTCGGCATCGCCGAGAAATGGACGTATTTCAATCTGCCGTCGGTGGTGACCGACGAGCGACAGGCGCAAGCGTTGGGCCTGACCCTGTCCGTGCAAACCGATCCGCTGGTGCTGCAGCAGTTCGGCGACGCCCCCATGTCGTCGCTGTGGCCGGAGCGCAAGGGGTTGCCGTTCCTGGCCGAAGCGCGCCAGCTCGACAGCCGCGGCTTCGACGCCCTGTACATGGGCAAGCCGTCGCCGGAGGACGGCGCGTATTTCACGTCCGACATGATCCGCGAGTATTCGCGCAGCCAGCTGCCGAAGAATTTGCGGATTTACGCCGCCAGCGATCACGCGGTTACCAAGAAGCAGCGCAACGACGCCACGGTGCTCGGCTGCGTCGGCGTGGACGAGGACGACAACATTTGGGTGCTCGACGACCTGTGGTGGAAGCGCGAAACCACCGATAAGGTGGTCGAGGCCATGCTGGCAATGATGAAGCGCCGCAAGCCGCTGGTGTGGTGGGCCGCGAGCGATCACATCTCCAAGTCCTTCGGCCCGTTTCTACGGAAACGCATGTATGAGGACGAGGTCTACATCCACCTGTCGGAATCGTCGGAACACGGCGACAAGGAACAGAAGGCCCAAGCGATCAAGGGCCGCATGTCGATGGGGAAGGTCTATTTCCCCCGGTATGCGCCCTGGTGGCGCGCGGCGCGCGCCGAGCTGCTGAAGTTCCCCTTCGGCGCCCATGACGACTTCGTCGACTTCCTGGCGCACATCGGCCGCGGGCTTTCCCGCACGGTGGCGGCCACACCGACGACCGAAAAGAAAACCCCCAAGGTCGGCACCTTCGCCTGGATGAAGTGGGCCGGCCAACGGCGCGAGGCGCGCGCCAAGAAATCTTTACGAGGTATGTGATGGCTCTCGAAATGAACGACGTTCCCGGCATGTTGAGCATGGACGCGGTCGCGCCCATGGAAGGCACCGGCCCGCAGGTGGCGCCGCAGCTCGCCGCGCCTGAAGGCGTGGTGAAGCGCGACAAGCCCGAAGTGTCCGACGCCCGCAAGAAGCTGGTGAAGCGGTGGCTGAGGGACATCAAGGCCGCGAAAAAGCACGACGAGGATGCGATGAAGCGCATCCGCGAGGACATGGATTTCGCCTATAAGTGGGGTGTCGGCAGCCAGTGGGACAAGCAGACCAAGGACGATGACCGGTACATCGCGAACGTCGTTCAGCGGCACGTCAACAACCGCGTGGCCGCGCTCTACGCCAAGGATCCGACCGTGGTCGCGAAGCCGACCAAGCGCCGGTACTTCAAGGTCTGGGACGGGCAGTTCTCGACCCTCCAAAACGCCCAGATGGCGCTGCAAAATGCGGCGATGGCCGGCACCGCCATGCCGGGCGGTGCGCCCGGCGTGCCGTCGGCAATGCCGACGGCACCGATGACGCCGCCCCCGTGGGCAGTCGAGCTGATGCAGGACGTGCAGCAGGGTATGTTGCGCAAGCAGATGGTCGCCAACGTCGGCGACACCCTAGAAATCCTGTTCCGGTATTTTATGAAGGAGCAGGTGCCGGATTTCAAAGAGCAGATGAAGCAGCTGATCCGCCGCGTCGAGACGTGCGGGATCGGTTACGTCAAAATCGGTTGGCAGCGCCTCTACGGGCAGCGCACCGCCACGCAGTCGCGTATCGCAGACATCGTCGACCAGATGCAGACCATGGACCGGTTGCGCTCGGACCTCGCCGACGAGGAGATGGAGGACCACGACGCCGAGCGCGAGGAGCTGGACCTGGCGCTGAAGGAGATGCAAAAGGAGCCGGAAGTCATTGTCCGTGAAGGCCTGACGTGGGACTTCCCGAGTGCGCTGAAAATTATCGTCGATCCGCGGTGCAAGCTGTTGCGCGGTTTTGTCGGCGCCAACTGGATCGCCGAGGAGGTGGACACCACCGAGGATGAAATCCAGGAGCTTTTCAACGTCGACCTGAGCTCGTCGACCAAGGAAACCACCGGCGAGCGGCAAAACCTGCCAAGTTCGCTTAAAAAGAACGACGAGGAGGACGGCGATAGCGATCAAGCTACGTTCTATCGCGTCTGGGACCGCAAGACCGGGCTGATGTACTGCGTCACCGAGGACTGGCCGGATTTCCTGGAAGAACCGCGTGCGCCGGACGTCAAGGTCGACCAGTTTTTCCCCGTGCGTGCCCTGGTGTTCAACGCCGTCGAGCATGAAAGTGAGCGGTTCCCGCCGTCGGACGTGCGGCTGCTGCGTTCGCAGCAGCGCGAATATAATCGCATTAAGGAAGCGCTGCGCCAGCACCGCATCGCTAATCGGCCGCTATACGCGTCGCCGGAAGGGGCGCTTGAAGACGAGGATATGGAGGGGGGCGGCCAGTTGGCCCTCGATAACTACCCCGATCACGCCGTCATCAAGCTCAAAGGCCTGGCCGAAGATCAGAGCGTCGACACCAAGCTGCAGCCTGTCAAAAAGGTGCCGATCGACCCTAACGTGTATGAATCCGAGGGCATTTTTACGGATGTGCAGCGGGTCACTGGATCGTCGGAGGCCAACCTGGGCGGGACGTCCAGCGCCACCGCCACGGAGAGCAATATCGCCGAGGGCAGCCGCCTGTCATCGCTGGATTCCAACGCCGACGACCTCGACAGCCTGTTGACCCTGTTGGCGCGCGACGGCGGCCAAATCCTTCTGTCCGAACTCAGCACCGAGAGCGCCATTGAGATCGTCGGCGAGGGCGCCGTGTGGCCGGAGATGAGCCGGGCCGAGATTTCCAAGGAAATCTACCTCGATATCGAGGCCGGCTCGTCGGGACGCCCAAACCGGGCCCGCGACATCGCCAATTTCAAGGATATGGGCCCGTTGATGATGCAAATCCCAGGCATGAACCCGGAGAAGATGGGGCGGTTCGCCTGGAAGATCCTGGACGACAAGGTCGACCTGACCGACGCCATTATGCCGGACCTGCCGTCCATCACGTCCATGAACGGGCAAAAGCAGCTCGGCACCGGCGATCCGATGACCGACCCGAATATGCAGGGCGGGCAGGGCGCGAATAACGCGCCGGCGGGGCCGCCGGTGGCCGGCCCGGGCCCGCAGGTGCCGACCCCCGCCGCTTTAGCGTGACTTCGATGTCGCGTAATGAAGTTTCGGCTTGAACGACAAAAGGCGACAGCGTAAAGTCCACAATTGAGAAGACCGCGTCGTGAGACGCCGTCAACCCACAGAAGGAGGCGTTAAAGCATGTCCGTAGAGGACAGCGCTGCGGCTTCGCCAGCCGCGGCCGAAACACCTGCCGAGGGCGCAGCCGATGCCACAGCGTCGGACGCCAGTGCGGCGACCCAGGACGTAAAATCAACCCCCGCGGAAACGTCCGCTGCGGAAGGCGCAAAGCCGTCGCTGTTTGACGCCGTCAAGGCGTCGCTGGCGAAGGATGAGGCACCGCCGGCCTCGAGTGCGAACAAAGATTCCAAAGATGACCCCACGGCTAAGGCGCCGGAGGCAGAGTCGGATGAGGAAGACGAACGCGACCCGGGCGAGCTGACCGAGGAGGACAAGAAACTCCTCTCGGCGAAAACCCAGGCCCGCATCCGCAACCTCACCCACCAGCGCGATGAACTCCGCGAACCGGCCGAACGGTTCCGGCGCATTCAGGCGTTCCAGCACGAAACGGGCGTCTCGTCCGACGAAATCGTGCAGGCGCTCGATGTTCTGGCGTTGGTGCGCAGCAACCCTGGCGAAGCTCTCAAGCGCGCCCGGGAATTTGCGTACAACCTGTCCCTGTCGCTCGGCGAGACGCTTCCTCCGGACATTCAAGACAAGGTGTCCAAGGGGCAGATCGACGAAGCCACCGGTCGCGAATTGGCCCTTGCGCGTGTCAAGGCCGACGGCTTCCAGCAGCGGGTAGAAGTATCCGAGGCGGAACGCCAGGCCCAGGCCACGCAGGCGTTCAAGAGCGACGTCTCCGGCGCAGTCAATGCGTGGGAGGAGCAGGTCACCAAGCGGGATCCGGACTTCGCGAAGAAGAAACCGCTGATCCAGTCCAACTTCCGGGCGCTGATCCAGGAAGGCAACCAGATCAAGTCGAAGGACGACGCCGTGCGCCTCATGAAGGAAGCGTACAAGCGCACCAACGACCACCTGGGCGCCTTCACCACGCGCCGGCCGGAAGTGAAGACCGCTTCGGCACCCGCAGCCCCCGCCCCCGCGGTAAAGACCCCCAAGACCCTCGACGAAGCAATTCGTGGGGCCTTCGGAGCCGCGGCTTAACGCCAGGTGACGACTACCATGTCTCTCGAATCATTCTCTCCCGTCGAAATCGAAAATGCGATGGCGGCCGCGCTGGACTTCTACATGAAGGGCCAGCCGCTCTCCCAGACCATTCAGGAAAAGCCCACCTGGGCGAAGCTCCTGAAGGGCAAGAAGACCTTCCCCGGTTCCCGCGGCGAAATCAAAAAGAACGTCAAGGGCAAGTACACCAGCTCGTTCCAGGGTTATTCCGGCGACGACACGGTGACCTACCGCAACCCGGCGAACATCAAGCAGGCGACCGCCCCGTGGTTCGAATTGCACGCCGGCCTGTCCTGCACCTACACCGAGCTGAAGTCCAACGGCATCTCGGTCAACAACACCAACGGCGACTCCACCAGCCGCCACAGCGACGCCGCCATGTCGATCGTCTCCGATGTCCTCAAGGACAAGATGGACGACCTCGACGAAGGCACCACGCGCTCGATCAACGACATGGCGTGGAAGGACGGCACCCAGGACTCCAAGGCGTTCCCAGGCATCACGTCCATCATCGTCGACGATCCGACCACCGGCACCTGCATGGGCCTCGATCGCTCGACCCTGGTCGACGAGCGCGGCAACTACTACTGGCGCAACCGCGCGCTGGTGGGTTCCAGCAAGATCACCGCGTCGGCCACCGATCAGACCCTCACGCGGACCCTCAAGAGCGAACTGCGGCAGCTGCGTCGCTTCGGCGGTTCGCCGAGCCTGTGGGTTTCCGGTTCCGCCGCCCTCGGCAAGCTGGAAATGGAAGCCTACAGCAAGGGCTACCTGACGCAGACCGGCTTTACCGACGGCGACACCTCGATCCAGGTGCCGAACGTTATGATCCCGGGCCTCGGCCGCTGCATCTACGACCCCACGCTCGATGACCTGAGCCGCAGCGACTACATGTACCTGATCGACACCAAGCACCTCTATCTGATGGTCATGCAGAACGAGGAGTTCAAACAGCACTCGCCCGAGCGCCCGCCCGAAAAGTACGTCCTGTACAAGGGCCTCACCTGGACCGGCTGCCTTTACGCCGACCAGATGAACTGCCACGGCGTCTACCAGGTCGCGTAAAGAAGGAGCATCAGAATCATGGGACGCCAAAACTTTCGCGTTGTCGAGGTCACTCTTGCCAGCGCAGTCGTTACCAGCGGCACTTTCACCGTCACGTATCCGGATGGCACCAACGCCGCTTGGTTCCAGAAGGGCATGGATCACAAGATCACGGCGCTCGGCGCCGAGTTCTCGCACCCCGAGGACTTCGGCATCACCACGTTCGGCAATACCACCTGCACGGTCACTTGGCGCAACGCCAAGACCCTCGCGGCGGGTACCAAGCTGCGCGTGAAGCTGGACACTCCAGGCCTCGACAGCTACCGCGACAAGCCGCCGGTGTTCACCGATCCGAGCCCCGCGCTTATCACGACGATGTACCCACAGCGCATCTCGCTCGGCGCGCCGATCGTCGCCGACGTGGACGGCGTTGCCACCGCCATGCCGACCTCCGGCGCCTACACGCTGAACGGCGCGTCGGTGACCAGTGGCGTGGCCGTGATGGACGTGCCGCGTAACGTCACCTTCACCGCGACGGGCACCTTCACCGGCGCCACGATCACCGGCAAGGACGTCTACCTGTCCACCATGATCGAAACCGTGGCCGCGAACGGCGGCGCTTCGACTGTGGCGGCCGGCGTTAAGGCGTTCAAGACCATCACCAGCATCGTGTCATTGGCGACGGCGGGCGGCGTGAGCACCTGCACCGCCGGCTTCGGCGACGTGCTCGGCCTTCCGGTTTACCTGCCGTCGTCCGGCTTTGTCATTCGCGAGCTGGAAGACGGGGCGACCGCGTCGTCCGGCACCATCGTCGCCGGCCTGACGCCGACCACCGTTTCGACGGCGACCACCGCCGACGTGCGCGGCACCTACGACCCGAGTTCGGCGTGCAACGGCACCAAGGCTTTCGAACTGCTGGTGACGCTGTCCGACCCGAACCACAAGGGCAACCCGCAGTACGACGGCTAACCCCGAGAACACGGCCGGCCCCTCTGCACTCCGGTGTACGGGCCGGTTTTCCTCTTTCCAAGGAGTTTCCATGCAACTCGCCCACTGCTTCGTCAAACACCAAGGCAACCACTATCACGCCATCAAGCGCATCAATGTTTCGCCGGCGGAGATCCTGGTGCTGAAGAAGATTCACGGCGCCGACGCCATCACTGGCGTTCAGTACGCCGGCGACAGCGAGCGCAGTGACGCGGATGAAGTCGAGAACCTGAACCGCATCTACGGCGGCAAGGAAGAAACCCAGGCCCACGTCGCAAACCTGTTTCCCGGCGCCGCGCCGAAGCTGCCGCAGACCCTCGCGGAGGTCGGCTACGACCTGAAGATCGAGCCGAAGCCGGTGGCCGGCGAGCAGGACGAAGACGAGATCATTCGCCCGCCGCGCAAGACCCTCAGCGCGAAAGCCGCCCAGGCGCTCGCCTAAAAGCCGATGGCCCGCGGCACGCAGCTTATCAAGCTCGTCGATCAACTGCGTTCCGAGCTTAAAGAGTCCAGCAACCCTGCTTCCGGGGTGAACACGCTTGAATCGTACAAGTATGTTCTCAACGCGCAGCAGGAGTTTCTGTACCACGACTACGCATGGCCGTTCCTGCGCGGGCACTTCGACGTCGAGATGCAGGCCGGCGAACGTTACTACGACCTGCCGGTCGATCCCGGCACGATCAGCCGCTACGAGTTCAAGTGGAACGACATCTGGTCGCCGATCGTCGTGGGCATTGGTGCCAGCAATTACAACAGCCAGGACTCCGACCGCGACCAGCGTGCGGACCCGGTTCAGAACTGGCAGTTTGAGGGCGATACCCAGTTCGAGGTGTGGCCGGTGCCGGCGAGCAACGGTGGCACCGTGCGTTTCTGGGGCCGCCAGGCCCTCACCAAGATGGTCAAGGACACCGACCGGTGCATCCTCGACGACCGCCTCATCGTGCTCTTTGCAGCCGCCAATCGCGCACCAAAGGAGACGTACCAGCGCAAGCTGGCAGAGGCCAACAGCTATTACCGGGCGCTCAAGAAGCGCTTCACCAATGGCAGCCGCGGTTTCGTGCTCGGCGGCGGCCAAGGCAATTCCACCGGCCGCAGCCCGCCTGGCCACGTCCGCGTCGCAGAAACAAATCGGAGCGGGTCATGACCCTCGACGACGTCATCCGCATGGCATTGGCGCCGCGCACCACGCGCGACGTCATTGTCGCGCCCGGCCTGGGCGTGCCGCAGGACACTGGCAACGCGCCGGTTGAAGGCGTCGGCGTCCCTCTCGGCCGCGAACCGCGCAGGGACGAGCCCGGCGAGCCTCCGCCGATCGAGGCCAGCCACTCCGCGCCGCCCGACGTTGGTGCATCCCCGGCGCCGCCGGAGCCCCTGGATCCGAAAACCGATCGGATGACCGCATTCCGCTTCCAGCCCGACTATCGCGCGCTCAGTGAGCAGCGGGTGGCCGCTACGCCAGCGGAAGGCCTCGGCGGCTTCGCGTCGCAGTTCGCCGGCGGCGGCCAGGGCCAGCGGTCGTATAACCACAGCCTGCGCCCCGAGCGCGGCACCCTAGTCCGGTGACCGTGTGTCATATTTCATCCTTGAGGACTTCCGGCTAGGGCAGGACAGCCGCAAGAGCCCGCTGACGGCCGCGCCCGGCACGCTGACGACCCTCATCAACGGGCACATCACGCGCGGCGGAGAGCTTGAGAAGCGCAGGGCGCTCGTCAGCACGTACACCCTGCCGGCGGGTACCTTTGGCCTCGGCGCAGTCGGCGGCCAGCTTTACGTGTTCGGTTCTGAGGCGGATCCCGGTGTCCCGGCTGGCCTCCTTTACCAGCGCCTCGAGCACCCCACCGGCGAAGCCATGACGCAGGTGCTCGACGTCAACATCTTCAACAGCAAGCTTTACGTCGTCGCGAAATTCGCCGACGCCAGCATCCAGCACTTCTACGATGGCACCCGCATCGACGATTTCACGGACGGGAAAGCCCGCGGCCGGTTCAACATCACCGGCGGGTCAGTCGGCGCCGGCGTCAACAAGATCACGTCTGTGAAGGTCAACGGCGTCGAGATCCTGAATACCGCGGTGGACTGGACCACCGACAACGCTACGACTGCCGCCGCGGTCGCCGTCCAGATCACGTCGTACAGCTCGACCCCGGATTATACCGCCAGCGCGTCGGGCGTGACCGTGGTCATCGAGGCCCCGACGGCCGGCACCAGCTTCAACGGGTTTCCGGTCGTCGTGACCACCGCGGGCGACGTCACCAGCAGCACGCCCAGCGCCATGGCCGATGGGATCGACGAAACCATCGCGCCCGGCCGCGTCGCCGTTACCTTTGGCACCAAGGTCTACACCATCTCGGATTCCAGCCTGGTGTTCAGCGCGGTCAACGACCCGACCGACTACAACGACGCCACCGGGATCGGCGCCGGCACCATCAACATGTCGAACCACAGCGCCGGCTCGGAAGTGCTTACAGCGCTTCGCGTTTTCTACGACAAGCTGGCGATCTTCGCCGAGGAAGCCGTCCAGATTTGGTTCGTCGAGGCCGACGACGCGAACAACACCCAGGCCCAGGTCATCCAGAATACAGGTACGAACGCGAGCCGCAGCGTCGCGGCGTTCGGTGATGGCGACGTGTTCTACCTCGCCCGTAATGGCGTGCGCGCGCTCAAGGCCCGCGACACCAACAACGTGGCGACCGTGTCGGAGGTCGGCACCGCGATCGATACGGATATCATTGAATTCCTGGCGACTTTGACGGACGACCAGATCGCAAACGCGGTCGCGACGGTCGAGCCGATCGACAAGCGATATTGGCTGGCCATCGGCGACCGGGTCTACGTCTACAGCTATTTCTCCGGCTCCAAGATTGCGGCGTGGAGCACCTACGAGTTTGGCGTCAGCATCACGGATTTCGCGGTGCTGGCCGACCGGGTGTACGCGCGCGCCGGCGACACCGTCTACCTCTACGGCGGGGAGGACAATGACACCTATGACAGTTCCACGGTGGAATTTGTCGTGCCGTACATGGACGCCAAAACCCCCGGAAACCCGAAGACGCTCAATGCGATAGACACGGTCGCCGAGGGGACCTGGTCGGTGCAGATGTGCTGCAACCCCAAGCGATCCACGGAGTTCGACGACCTTGGCACGTTCACGGGATCGACGCTCGACACTCTGGCCAATCCGGCCCAAGGCAAGAGCACCTATTTCGCGTTCAAGTTCACCCACGAAAAGCCCGAATACGCCCGGTTCAGCCGATTTGTCATGTACTTCGAAAAAGACGAGGCGAAAGCGTGAAGGTAGCCGCGCTCGACGAAGCATCGCTGCGCCACATCTGCGCGAACCTGCGGCCGCAGAGTGAACGCGAGATTTTCGCCTGCCGATGGGACAGCAACCGCGAGAATCTTATACGGATGTTAATGACGCACTGCGCCGATCTTGCGTGGGTCGGCAGCCTCGATGCGCCGGTCTACGCCGGAGGCGCCGTGCAAGTGTGGCCTGGCGTTTGGCAGAGCTGGGGTTTCGGCACCGCAGAGTGGAACAAGGTCGCGATTCCGGTGACAAAATTTATCCGCCGGAGTATGCTGCCGACACTGAAAAAGCTCGGTTGTCATCGCCTAGAGTCCAAGTGCATCGCGGGGGACGAGGAAGTCGCAAAATGGATGCGACTTCTCGGAGGTCACCAGGAAGCGGTGCTGCGCGGATACGGAAGAAACGGCGAGGACTTCATCTTGTACACCTGGAATTTTAACTGATGTGCGGCGGGAACCAAGCTGCCCAACGTGCTGCCGACGCTTCGGCGGCCGAAGCCGCGCGCCAGGCGCAGCTTGAGCGCGACCGATTGGCGCAGGAAGCGGCCGACGCGAAGGCCGAGGCCGAGCGCCGCGCCGCCGAGGACCAGAAGCGTTACGAGGACCAGCTCGCCACACAGAAGGCGGAAGCCGAAGCCCAGCGCAAGGCGATCGAGGACGCCAACGCCGCGACCCTGGCCGCGCAGCAGAAGATCGAGGACCAGCGCAAGGCCGACCGTGAGGCCGACCTCAAGCGCCAGGACGACGAGCGCAAAGCTGCGGAGCAGCTGGCGGCCGACAACGCCAAGAAGCTGACGGATTACTCCACCAACCGCCAGGATCTCATCGACAACGCTCGCAGCAACGTCTCTGGCGCCTTCGCGCCGTTCGACGACAGTTTCTACAAGAATTACGCGGACACCTACGTCGGCACGATGACGCCGCAGCTTGAGCAGGACTACAAGGACGCCAAGCGCGCGGCGACGTTCAACTTCGCCAACCGCGGCACTTTGAATAGCACCGCCGCGGCGCGCGCTTTCGGCCGACTGGACCAGCAGAGGGAATCCGCCGGCGCCGATATCGCGCAACGGGCACAGTCGGCTGCGTCGGCGTTCCGCGGTGACGTGGACAGCCAGCGCCAGCAGCTTCTCAACGGCATCTTCAGCGCCGCCAATAGCGCGCCGCCGATAACGGTGGACAACATCGGCGACGCCAACGCGTCGCTCCGGAGCCTGTCGGCGAGCCTCAACAGCCCGGTGAGCCTGGCGGCCTCCGCCGCGTCGACCGTCACCCCGCCGGCGTTCGGCAGCCTGACCAACCCCTTCGGCGCGTCCACGTATTCGCCCTACAGCCGGGCCACAACCGTGAGCGCCGGCACCAACGGTGCGTATACCTCGTCCGGCGGCACTAGCGGCCGGTTGGTGAACTGACATGTGTACCGGACTTGAAATTGCCGCGCTTGCCTTGGCCGGCGGAGGCGCAGGGGCACAGGTCGCTGGCGCGAACAACACTGCCAAGGGCAACGCCGCGGCCATGGATGCGCAGACCCGCACGTCCGCCAAGGAATTCGACACCCGCAACGCCCTCGCGAAGGACATTTTCGCCGAGAATAGCCAGGTGTCTGCCGACACTTACAACCAAATGGCCACGCTGTCGGACCAGGAATTCCAGGCCCGCACCGGCCTGTCGAAAGACCAGTTCAACGGGCTGAACCGGATACAACAGGATCAGGTCGCGCGCGATTTCCAGTCGGCCCAGGCCAACGTCGACCAAGGCCGGGCCATCCGCGAAGGCACCAACGCCACGCGCGACGCTGCCCGGGAACAGTATCTCGCCGATGTGGCAGCCGCCAACGGCAAGCAGGACGCCTTTCGCAAGCAGGGGGACACGGTCGCGTCCGATCTCGTCGCCGCGTTCACGCCCGAAGCGATGGCCGCTCGGCAGCAGGCCGCCCAGGCCGAGCGCGACGCGCTCGTCGCCAAAACCAACGCGCCCGTGGCTACTCAAGCCAGCGCCACGGCGAAGGACAACGTTCGCGCGGCCTTCGACCGCTATTCCGCCGCGGGCAAGGCCACGGCCGACGCCCGCACCGGCGCCCAATCAAAGATCGCGTCCATGAGCGACGCCGTGACCCAAGGCGGCCGTGCGATTGACGCCGGCAATGAGCGCACCGCTTTCCTGCGGGATTCCGTGGCGCGAGCCTTGTCGCCGCTGAGCGCCGTGCTCGACACCTCGTCGCAGCGCTACGCCAATGCGGCGGCAAGCGGGCAGGGGCGCCAGGCCAACGCGGACGCGGACCTCAATGCGGCACTTGGCCTTTCCAGCACCCAGGCCGGCGGCGACGCCAAGGCGCTCAGCACCTACACCGGCGCGATGGACAACGCCTACGACCGCTACTACGGCGGCCGGCAGAGCAGCACCGCGACGCGCGGCGACACGCTCATCAACGCGAACCAGACCAAGCTCGCCGGCAGCAACGCCGCCAGCAGCGCCTTCGAAAACAACATGAACAACATCACCAACTTCCGGATGGCCAACAACGGCAGCACGTTGAGCCAGATCGGCCAGCTGGCTTCCGCTTTCGCGCCCACCCTGCTGAACATCGGTCAACGCAACAAATTCTCGAAAGAAGTCAATGCCGGTACGCCCTAATCCTTATTACGGCAGCCCTGACGTCTACAGCAGCCGCGGCCTCGCTCCATCCGGCAGTATTGGCGGAAGCTCCGTCGCGTTGCCACTGGCGCAGCTTGCGTCGACCATCGCCGAGGCCGCCACCTACGACCCGAAGAACGACCCCCGGGTGATCGAGGCGCGCGCCAACAAGCTGAAGATCAATCAGGCTGCCGACGCCGCCACGGCCGCGCGTCAAGAGCGCGACATGTTCAACGACCCGACGATTCCGTTGGGCGACATCGCGTCTCACGCGCTCGCCTATGGTCACGCCAAGCCGGAGGACGCCGGCAAGCTGGCGCTTCTCGCTGCCGCGGCACGCGGCGTCGCGCCGGGCAAGAGCATGGACGACGCGCTTTCCGGCATGGGGCTTTATGAACTCGCCTCCGGCACGCCGGGCGGCTCGACGTTCAACGCCTCCACCTATACCAGCCGGATGAAGCCGACCGAGGTGCTCGAGAGCGGCAAGCCGGTGCTGCGCGCGGCGCAGGACAGCTATGGCAGCACGCCGGTGCTCAGCGACGCCAACCAGAAAGGCCTCATGCTGGGCAACCTGGCCGCCGATGCAGCCCATCCCATGTCCCGGGCGGAACAGCTCGCCGCCGTCGGCGCTCAGCCAAACCACCCCGACGTTTACAGCTACCTCGGCCCGAACGGCGAGAAGGGCACCACCACCGACCCGGCGGCGTACAGCAAGCCGGGCTGGATGCTGTACAAGGCCACGGTGCAAAGCGCCGACCCGAACGGGCTCACCACCGGCGTCAAGACGGATGTGCAGAAGGCCCAGCTCGGACTGCAGAACTTCCGCGACCTGGTGGGTATGGCGCGCTCCGTCGCGACCAAAGATCCCACGCTGTTCGGCGTCACCGGCGAAGCGCGTCGCTTCGGTCAGGAGGTCGCGCAGCAGCTCGGCAACGTCAAGCTCATGTCGTCTGGCGAGAAGGCGGGCAGCCTCGACAACGCCTACCAGGATGCGATGGCCCAGATGGCCGCCAATGGCATCACCATCCCGGGCATGGAGAAATACGACCCGAACCTGAGCGACATCGCCAAGCTGAGCGTGCTCCTGCGTTACGCCGGCGCCGCCGCGCTGGCGGGCCAGCAGGGCCGGTCTGTGTCGAACGAGGACGTGAAGACGTTCGCGAACGTGGTGGGCGACCCGCGCAGCTTCCTGTCGTCGCAGCAGCAATACCTGTCCGGCCTCGACCTCATGGACCGCATCGCCAACAACATGGCCGGCCGCAACGCTGGCGCGCTGGGCGATGTAGCGGCTGGCGCAGCCACGCCGCCCGGTGCTGGTGCGCCGGCTGCCCCCGCGGCCGCTCCGGCGCCTGCGCCCGCAGCGCCGCCCCCGGCTGGCGGCCCGCAGAAGGGCGCGATCGAGGACGGTTATGAGTTCCTGGGCGGTGATCCCGCCAATCAGGCCAACTGGCGGAAGGTAAACTAATGCCGGGCCCGTGGGACAAGTACCAATCCGCCGCTCCGGCGGCCGATGGGCCGTGGGCGAAGTATCAGCCCGCACCGGCCGCACCGGCCGCGCCGGTTGACCAGCCGGTCCAGCTTCCGACCGAGCCCCCCGTCGTGCCTGGCGCCGGCACTCCCACCGGCTACAAGCCGCCGAGCCTTGGGCAAGACATCGTCACCGGCCTCGAGCGAGGCGTCCAGGGCACCGGCCGCGGCATCGCCGACCTCGCCGGCGCGCCGGTCGACCTTGCGACGCTCGCCATCAACCTCGCTTCCGCCGCCGGTGAGAAGGGCCTCCAAGGCGCCCGCTACGTCGGCAACAAGCTGACCGGCGGCGCGCTCGGCGATGGCCCCATCACCCTGCCGCGCATCGAAAAGCCGTTCCTCGGCTCAAACGACATCGCCGACGCGAGTTCCGAAATCGCCACCGCGGCGGGCTTCCCGGTCGCCGATCCGGAGCAGATGTCCATGGCCGATCGGATGGCCTACAAGGCCAATGAATTCGCCACGTCCGGCGGCTTGGGCGGCATGGCTGCGCGCGAGGTCGCGCTCGCCCGCAACGCCATCCCCAATCGGGCCCCAAAACTGGGCGACGCCTTTGTCGCGCCATATGAGAAGGGCGACATTTCCCCCGTGGTCGGCGACGCCGCGGCCGGCGCCGGTTCCGGTTCAGCCATCGGCGCCTACGAAGCCGCCGTGCCGCCGGAGAAGCGCAGCCCGCTCGCCGAGTTCGTCGCGTCCCTGATTGGGGGCGTGGGTGGCGGCGCGGCCAAGACGCTCGCCACCACCCCGGCCAAGGTCGCCAAGACCGTTCGCGATGCGTCGGTCGAAAGCCGACTTCCGTATCTGGAAGACGGCGCCGGCGGCAAGATCCCGGTGACCAAGGGTGCGGCCGACAAGGCCGCCGAATACGCACAGCGCAACGCCGACAACCCGCGCCAGGCCGCTGACACCATCCAGACCAAGGCCCGGGAATACCGCGACGCCGGCCTGCCGGTGCCGACCACCGGCACGATGAGCGGTGACGTCGGGCTTGGCGCTATCGAGCAGGGCGACCGCGTCCGCAATCCGGTGCCGTACCAGCGCAAGGATCAAGCGACCCGCACCGCGGCGGCCGAACAGCTGCAGAGCGTGGCCCCCGCCGACGCCGAGCCCCGCGCCGCGACGGAGTTCGCCGGCAAGGACGCGAAGACCCGGAGCGCCGCCGCGGCCGTTCAGGTCGCCCAAGCCGAGAAAGCCGATCAGGCCGCTCAGGCCGCTGAGCAAGCTACCGCCGCGCCGTTCCGCGAAGGCGCCAACCCGCAGGCGGCGTCCCGCGCGCTGGACAAGGTCGTGGTCGAAGACACGATGCAGCCCCGCGCCGCCGAAAAGAACGCGAAATTCGCCGCGATCCCGGATGCCGAACGCGACGTGACCCCGATGCTGGCCGCCGCTGCCAAGGTGCGCGACACGCTGGGCAGCCTGAACAATCCGAGCGCCATCATCCCGGAAGCGACGCTGCGTCGCATCGAAGCGCTCGCGCCCCAGACCGTCGAAAAGCCCGGCGAGCCGGCCACGTTCAAGGTCGACCAGATGGGCGTCAGCGAAAAGGTGTCCGGTGGTCCGACCGTCGAGACGACCGGCGGCAAGGTCAGCTTCCAGGACTTGAACAAGCTGCGCCCCGAGCTGTCCGACGCGGTGATCGCCGCCCGGAAGGCCGGAAACTTCACCTTGGCCGACAACCTCAAGGCCCTGAAGCGCGAGATCAACACGGAAGCCGAACGTATGGCTGCCGAGGGCAACCCAGAAGCCGCCGGCGCGCTCGACTACTTCAAAAACGAGTTCGCACCGTACTTCGGCGACGGCGCCGGCGGGCAGCTGCGCAAGGACATCAACGCCGACACCCCGAACCGGGCCGCCACGCCGCCGTCCGGCACCGCCGAGCGGTTCCTGTTCACCGGTTCAGGCTCCAAAGAGGCCGCCGCGGATCTGCGCAAGATCCTCGAAATCGCCCCCGACCCAGCGGCCGGCCAGAAAGCCGCGCGCAACTATATTCTGTCCGACCTGGCCAAGACGGTCGATAAAAACGGGACCATCGACCCCCGCCGCTTGAAGGACTGGATGGGTAAGCGCTCGGAAATGCTGTCGGAATTCCCCTCCGTCGAAGCGGAGATGCAAAAGCTGCTGCAAGATGTCGTGAATGGTCGTTCTAAGTCGAATACATCTGCAGTTGAGCTGAAGAAGGCGCTCAGCAGTGCGAAGCTGACGGAACAGGACATCGCCAACGGCAACCTGTCGCTGCTTCTCGACTCGAGTCCCGAGGTCGCGGTGGCCAAAGTGTTTGGTGCCAGCGATCCCGAGAAGGCCATGGCCGGCATCGTGCAGGGGCTCGGCAAGGACGCCGCGGCGCGCGACGGCTGGAAGAAAGCTGTAAGCGATTATCTGTCCAAGCGCGTCACCGGCACCAACACCCAGTTGACCGACACCGGCGACCCGGCGGTGCAGTACGCGGCCATGGCCAAGATGTTGCGCGACCACAAGAATACGCTCGCCAAGGTCTACACGCCTGACGAGATGAACGCCCTTCAAAAAGCCCAGAAATTGCTGGAACCTTTTGGGGCTTTGAGCCGGCGCGCGACCGTCGGCAGCCCCACCGCGGAGAACAACGCCGTGGCCTGGCGCACCCTGGAAGCCGGCATGAAGGCCTACTTCGGCGTCCTGAAGGGCGGCGGCATCATGCGGTCGATCAAGCTCGCCGCCAGCACCATCCCGAACCACGATGCCGAGGTCATGGCGCTCGTTCACAAGATGCAGTTCGACCCAGAGGTGGCCGTTCACCTCCTGAACCGGCCGCTGTCCGAAGTCGGCACACCGGCTTGGAATGGCAAGCTAAACCGCCTCCTCGGGATCGCCGCCGCGAGCCGCGAAGAACGTTAAAACCTCACGTTGAAATTAAAGTTGACGTGTCGTATCTGTCGTGTATTGTCGCATTGTTTAGAGGGTGATAAAACCCCAACAGTGAACAAGAACGGAGATCGACGTGGGCACCGAAGGAACACTTAAGCGCGAGTTCGCTAAGCGACTTGCGGCGGAAATTAATAAACAGGGGTGGAATGGGTCTGAATTGGCGCGACGCGCGTCCAAGTACGCACCGGTCACCCGCGACAACGTCAGCAATTATTTGAACGCAGCAGCCATCGCCGGGCCGACCAAGCTCGTCGCGATGGCCAAAGCGCTTAACGTCACCCCTACCGATCTTCTGCCATCCCGGCCCCGCGACCCCGCGGCGGCCGCGTCTCCTCTTCAGATGCGCGACCTGGGGAACGGGACTGCTCAGCTCACCATCGACCGCGTAGTGCCTTATCGCCTGGCCCTGGATGTTTTGAACCTGCTCGGGGCGTCAACCAACACTGACGATGAGGACAAAAATGGAGGACATCACGACAGCGGCCCTCGCCGCCGAGTTTCGGGTCACCGTTAGGACGGTGCAGCGGTGGCTCGACAGCGAGAAGATCAAGCCGAGCTATTTCACACCCAGCGGCCGCGCGCGTTTCACGCCGGCGTATGTTGCGGAGCTTAAGCGATGCCAAGGCCAAAGCGAGACGTCCCCTGGCTCGACACCCGAGACGGCACCTACTACGTCTTCTGGTACGATGTCGGAAAGCGACGCACAGACCGCCTCAGCCTTCGTACAGAAGACCCTGGCGAAGCGGCGCATCGCTACGCTGCCTTCCTCACCCAGGGGCGTGACATCTACGCCGGCGATAAACGTGCTGGACTGACCTGCGGCGCCGCGTTGGACTATTACCTGACGGAACATGTCAGGGTGAAGGTGGTCGACGCGCAGCGGCAGGAGGACGCGATAGCCAACCTGCGGCTCTATTTCGACAAGCTGCAGGTGGCCGATGTGGGGATCCCTGAAAGTCGGGCCTACACCGAAGGTCGTATGTCGGGGGCGATATGTCGGAAGACGAAGCACGGCAGGGTACGGCGGGCGTCGGCGGGGACCGTGAAGCGGGAACTGTCGACGCTGATGGCGGCGCTAAACCACGCGGTGGCGTGGAAGCGGCTGAAGCGTGACGAGCTGCCGACCCTAGAGAAACCCAAGACGAAGCGGAGCAAGGGCCTATGGCTGTTTCCGGACGAACTGGCGAAGCTGCGGGCGGCCGCGGACCAGAAAACGCGGGACTTCATCGACCTGGCTTATTACACGGCGGCGCGTCGCCGGAGCATCGAGACCCTTACCTGGTTCCAGGTGGACCTGGAAAGGGGCCGAATCAACCTCGCCAAGCCGGACGACCCGGTGACCAAGAAGCGGAAGCCGATCGTGCCAATCGCGGCCGAGCTGATGCCGATTATCAGGAGGCTCTACGACGAGAAAACGAACGAGTGGGTCCTGGGGTCGTCATCTTCAACTTGGAGTGGCTTCAAAAGTGCGAGGCGGATGGCCGGATTACGTACCCTATCCGCGAAAGATATGCGGCCCTCGGGTTCGCTGTCGCCCCACGTCCTCCGGCACAGCCGCGCGACGCACCTGCTCCAAAGCGGGGCTAAGCCAAAGTTCGTGGCCGACTTACTCGGTGACGACGTTATGACCGTGCTGCGGGTCTACGGCCATGCCTGCCCCGACTGGATGGCCGACGAGATGGGCGTGAAGGAGGGCGACGAATGAATATCTTCCGTCACATCATCGGCCTGCTCATCCTGCTAGGCTTCGCCGTCGTGGCGCTTGGCCTGTTCGTCCTTGGGGCCTAGAGGTTCGTGAAATGATTGATGGCTTTTCCATATCCAAGGAAAACGGCGCCGTAGTGCTGAAGTTTTATGAGCCGGCCGTCCAGATCGTTCTGGCGCCGCAAATGGCCCGGGATATCGGTGGCCTCATGGTGGCCTACAGCCTGCAACTCGGAGCCAAAGAGCCCGAGAGTCAGGAAGAACGCGAATCCAGGCCGCCGTCGTCGCCCTCCTGGTAGCCCCACAGAGGCCCGCCTTTGGTGGCGCGTTACGTACCGGATGCGGTTACCGTTTGTCGTTAAACGTCGTCCCGAAAATTTGCAAAATTCAGGTTTTCCAGTCGCTTAGTAAAACACGACAAAACGCGGCAAGGCCCTTTCACGGCGGTAACCGGGGTTCGAATCCCCGTGGGGACGCCACGAATTAACAAAGGACGACAAGGCTTTAGCCCTGTCGTCCTTTGTCGTCTGTGGGA